GCTAGGTATCATACCTTTAGTCTTACAAGTTGTGGAGTACATTTTCAAGATGTTATTGCTTTGGGTGATCGCGTCTTCTTTATAAATCATCACGCGTTCAAGCGGATTATTGCTGAGTGTGGAGTTGATGGATATGAGACTGAATGTGAGTTTGTATGTTTCAACCAAAGTCGTACAGTTAATCCATTTAAAATTTTCCTCTCTGAAATGAGAGAGGGATACATGGATGAGGCGAGTGATCTTTTGTTTTTTATAGCAAAACAAGCTCCACAGAGTGCTTCAATTTTACCCCATTGGGTTTCTGATGAGTTCATTCTTGATCGTTTGCATGCTAGTGCCATTCCCACAGGGGTTGGTGCTTATTTGCATAGCTACAGTGGACCTCAATATGCATCTGGAGCCATTCTTACTAATGGTAAGAAGGTTGATGCAGAAGATGAGACAGTTTTCGTACGCCAGCTTTGGCGTATGAATATGAATTCAGAGGAGGGAGATTGTGGTGGTCTGTATTTTGCTACGACAAATGATCGTGGGTGTGCAGGTAAGTTTTTAGGTTTTCATGCTTTGGGAACACAAGGTTTTGGACCTACTTATGCCTGTGCTGTAACCAAATCAACAATTGAAGGTGCTATCAATCTTTTGACTGGAGTGCCAGTTAAAAAAGATTTTGCGGATCGTGATGTTATTGGTGACGGTACAATGGAACATTTCTTTAATACCAAGGTGAGTGATGTTCGTATTCCATTGAATGAGCCTTATGAAGCCAGAAATGTAGCAGTTCAAGCGAATAATCCTGAGGTTTATAAACTTGCTGTTTCAAAATACAATAAAACACAAAGGTTAACTCCCGAACTTAGATCTAGGCTTAGGGAGTGTGTTGAAAACACTCTTCATCATTGGGAGGTTGTTCAAACAGAAGCCATGCGTCCAGGTTTATATAGTCTTTATGAGGCTATAGTCGGTATTCCTGGTACGTCGTTTAAATCAATTGATCTTTCGACGTCACCAGGTCACCCACACAATTGTACTTATGAAGGACAAAAAGTTCTCTCGAAGCATCAGTTAGTTGGAAAATTTGAAGGTGGAGAGTTTATTCCTGGTGAAAAAGCAGAAGTAACTCTTCGTGAAGTTCAGACGAGACTTGATCAGCTTGCTAGAGGTGAAGTCCCTATGTCGGTTTATACTGACATTATTAAGGGAGAAACTTTAGCAAAGGAGAAGGTTGCTAAATTCAAGGGTCGTTTAGTGTCGTGTGCTCCCAATTCAGAAGTTTTGGTCACACGTATGCTTTTTGGTCCATTTATGAGATGGATGATGGATAATCATCTAACGAATGGATTTGCAGGCGGTGATAATATGGAAGGTGATGATGCTCATATGATAACTCTTCAACACCTTACTGTCGCTGCGAATGAA